GCCAACAATAGCTAAAGCTGCGTCAATAGCAGTTTTAGAAGCTGATTTTTCAATCGCAACCGCTTTATGCTCTAAGCTATCTGCGAGTTCTAGCAGACTTTTTGCCATTGTTCGATTCAGCCTTTTGCTTTTCACCCAAACGCTTCAAGTGTTCACTATCAAGCCTGCGAACAAAATAAAATAAATCTTCNGTTTGTTCACCGTCAAAATCAAAAGTCCTTGCATAATCCGCCATACTTGACCAAGGTATCGGCGAAAGCCCCATGCCGTGCGTTCGTTCTGAATCTAAGTCGAAGAAGGCTTGCAAATACAACTGCAAGCCTTCTTCTAGTTCTGGCGCGTTCGCTATGCGGTCCGGCAACGGCTGCCCGGCCCTCATAGCTTGTCTTGCAATCGCCTGTTCGTGTGGGCCAAGTTCCAACAGGTGCGCCAAAACTTCAATCAGTTTTTTGCTTCGGTTTCCAAAGCCGAATCACGGAAATTAGAAGCAAGCTTTGCTTCTTCTTGCAATCGCTCGTAAACATCGGGCAATTCAGTAAGAAGCGAAATTGCGGAATCCTTTGAATAAGGAAGCGGCTGGCCGTCTTCGGCCTGAACATTCTTCCAACCGTGCAACACCGTATCGACAAAAACACCCATGAACAAAGTTTCAGCAACTTCGTTTTTCAAAGTGCCAAGTTCGACTTGGCGACGATAAGGCCGGGTTGTAGCCTCAAGCGCCTTCGAATAAGCTTTGTTCGATTTGCCCATTCTGGAAATAATGAATGTGGGAATACTCCCGTCATCATTTTGCGCTTCGGGAAATTCAATTTCAACGCCTTCGGCTTCTTTAAGCGAATTCGTTTTGTATTGTTTGAAAAGTCCTGACATTTGNATTGCTCCAAAGTTANATAAAGAAAAGGCCGGATCGCCCGGCCTTTTCAGTNTAACCNATTTAGGNCGGCATGGCTACAGTCGGCAAATACGAAAATGCTTCATAAAGCATCGTATAGCCGTTNGCATTTTCGGCGCCTGCCGGCTCAAGCGGAACCGTAATAGGCGAATCCTTTTCGACATTCAAGCGACCNCCACCCAGACCGAGCAACGGAATATCGAAAATGAAACCCGCNTTCTTTGCAGCGGCAATAACCGACAATCCAACATCAGCATTCGCACGAACNGCNTTNACNGCAGCAACNGTNGTGAAATAAGCCGTAATCGAACCGCCAACTTCAAAGTTACCAGCCGAAGCATCAAAAGCGCCCAGCACACCAACGGCCTTGTTNGGCGTAACACTGTTGTTAACCGAAACATTGGCTTCGGAAACATAACCNAACAACGCAGCCGGATTCGAAGAAGCCGGATCAAGAACAGCCATTTTGATTCGGTAAATATCTGACGAAGTGTTGTAAGCGTCTTCACCGGGCGCGCTGATTCGCGTACCGGCTTTAATTTCATCGCCAGATTCACCGCTGCGGTAAGTGTTGTCAGCAGCAACAAACGTAAGATCGGCATTAAGCTTGTCAGCTTGCGGAATGTTCAACGTAAATTCGTTGGCNACCGCGCCTTCCAAGTATTCAGCTTGCGTGCTTGTCGCGCCTTCGCCCAATTGCCGTTCGATATTGTACGAACGACGTTTGATAAGCGATGGCGTTTTTTCATTTTTGATAACAGTTCCGACGAACAGGCGAATTGATTTGCCGGTTCCCGTTTCATTGGTAGCAGCCCAAGTAACGTCATCGAAAATAAGCGACTTCGCAGCAACCGATTTAATGCGAGCGTAGCCCACATTGTTTNCAAAGCGATTGCCGACAGCATCACCGCCAACGAAAATCCAGCGGCCGGGGAACAGTTCAGGCATCGTTGTAAAATCGCCAGCAGTTACAACGATTGACACGATTCCCGAAGTTACGGCGATGTTCGCATCGGCCGATGCAAGTTGACGCCCGACAACTTCAAGTTTCACGCCGGCAGGCGGCGAAGCTTCGTCGGTCAAAGTTTCAGCAACAACTACCGTTGTCCCGGTAGAACTGGCAACGGTTTTAAGTCCGTTATTGGCTGCATTGGTGAAGTCCGTTGCGTTTACAAGCATATTCGCAACAAACGCAGTGCCGCCGCTTGCAACCGTATAGGTCTTGGAAGCACCAGTAACCCCAGAAATTGCAATCGCNGCTGCATTCATCGGTGCAGTTGACGGCAATTCGCGGGCATCGGCGAAAAAGAAACCCTGCAACAGTCGTTTCAGATTTGTTTTTGTAAAATCAGCATTGAAACCGCCCGAAGCATCAAGATCGGTAATCGCACCTTTCTTGTTCTGCCGCGAAGGATCNATGGGCGCGCGGGCCACGGTGGACANTTCGCCNCCAAAATCCGAATAGCTNTTCGGTTCAAGGCCGTACCAAACTGGCGAAACCGGAAGCTCTTTCAGGCATTCTTCTTCCGCAAATGCAAGGCCGGTGATATTGCTGTCAATCTTGTTAATGGCGCATACCATGTTCGTAACTCCTTAACCCAATTCGTCGTATTCAAATTCGGTNACGACGTTNAACCGTTCATAAAGTTCTTCGGGGTTTAGTTCATTTATCCTTACGTTACGAAACCAAATCTTACCGGGNGTNGTTTTCCCGCGAAAAGCATTGCGCGCGATCTTTGCNAATTCTTGTCCAAGTTCAAANGCCTGCGTATTCGACTTCGGGCAAAAGATTTGCACGAAGACAAGNCCGGATGCAGTGTACCGCTTTTGCCCCGGCGCACCCTCGCACACTGAAAGGGNAGTCTGTTCCTCAAANACCGTTTGNTTTGAAACCCGAACCCAAAATTTAGAACCGTCTGGCAAATCACGATATTGAACACCCTGCCAGCGAATTTCAGGAATATACGAAACGATAGCGGCAGAATATAAATTCCATGCTGTNAGAAACAAAGAATTTATTTCATTGCGCGCTTGATCGAATTCGATCATTCTTGAAACACCATCGTATAAAGTATTTTTTGCCCGTTTGGCGAAAGAACATCAATGTAAGCCAAACGCAATTCGGCGCCATTTCTTATAACAACATCTTTCAAATTCGGTTCAAATGGAACATTTCCCATAAGTCCCATTACTGAACCTTTCGGAACTTCGGTGCCTTTAATAAAAGTAAATGTTTCTTGAGTCTTTAAGTCAACAGGCAAGAAGCAAATAAAAACATCGTTGTCAACCGGCGTTGCCGGGCCGGGGTTCCAAGGNTGCGAAGGATCGGCCGGGGCAGCATCGTCAACAACGCGCCATTTCACAGCTTCGCCATTCTTCTTAATCAAGCGCAAAGCCGTTTGAATCTGCCGATCAAANCGCGCCATTTGTTAAACCCTTATCGTTCTAAGGGAAAATTTATTTGCNGCGCATTCACCAAACAACGGCGCAAGAAGCGCATTCACTGCGGTAAATGTGGGCATGATTCCAACAGCCAAAGGATCGGCATATTCAGTTTCAATTGGCCCGACCTTTTCGCGCTTAACGTAGTCTTGCGGTGAAATGTTCGGCTGCAAATCAAATCCTGCCGTTATTGCCATTGCAAGCTGAACTTGCGCCGCAATAAGTGACTTCGGAATTACATTCGGCGGCAAGGCATCACCATTCAAATACACGTCAATTCTGGGCCATTGCAAAGACTGTGTTGACGAAGTTGGCACGCCTTGATAAAGACAAGCTTGCACTTCCANATAATCAGTTGCGCGAATTAGCATTGATCCTAATTCGTCATCGTTCGCTGAAAGCGTAACNCCACGGTCTAAAGCATAAGCGCGTGCATCCGCAACGCTAACGTAACTGTTAGCGTTCGGTATTCCGCTTCCATCTTCAACGTTAATGGTAATTGCCATTTTGCAACCATTACGATGCAGTTAGCGTTACAGTTACGGCCTTTGTAGTCGGGTTAACGGCAATGTTTGCAACAGTTCCGCTACCTGTAACGCCTGTTATTTTCTGAGCATTCGTTACAATGGCTTGCGTATTCGGTAAATTCTGAACCGGAATTGCATCAGGATTTACAACAGTCTTTGCATTGTAAATTGTCGGCACTGTACCGGCAACAAAATCGCAAGGCGCAAGCCTGTTCGTTTCACCGTATTTCGTATTCGCAGCACCGTTCATGACGGTAACTTCATACGGCTTATCGGCAGCAGTATTCAGCTTGGCAATTTCTGCCAATTCGCCCGAAGTTGGGGTAACGCCCGCTGTGAAATAAATAACGCGCTTTGCCATGTTCGTAGCTCCTTATGCCCACACTAGGGCCGTTACTTGATCGGGTTCGGGTTCCAACCTTGCGGCGCCGGTTGCGCAGGCGCTACAGGGGCCGGGGCATCGCCAACTTTGGACG